TCATGTCGGTCACCACAGTGCATTGCCGCTCGCCCGCGATTTCAGCGGAGCGCCCGGACCGTGAATCCCGGATTCAGCAGGCGCCAAATAACCAGGACCGGGACCGTGCGCCCGCCACCACGCCGACGTCGTGTCGTTTCCAGCATCGGCATAACTGGGATATTGCCGCGGCACGCTGACAACGCCGATGTTTGCCCAACTCGACGCCACGCCACCGAACGGCGTCAGCAGATGAACGAGGCCGCAAATCGCGTTCGCCAAGTCGTCGTGCTGGCCGCGCATGTGCAGCACCGATTCGCGGCCAGCCTGTCCAATCTTCCGACGCAAATTCACCAACTGGTCAATCGCGCGCGGCACATCGAGTAGCGCGAGCGTGTTCGACGTGAAAGCAGGCAGCGCGGCCAGATAAAGCGCACTCGCGTCCAACTTGGACTGCACGTAGGTGATGCCGAATTTGCCAAACGCACTGACGATGAAATTGGCGGAATAGCTATCACCCGTGACCTGGGAAATGTTCCAGCGCTTGAGATGACCAGCCAAGGCGGCGACAACCGCCAAAGGGTCGAACGGCGGCATAACCTCATAAACCGCATCAACCACGATGACATCGCGGTCAGCATCGCGCGACCGATGCCCGACGCATGCAGTGAACGAATCCGTTCCAGATCCGCCCGCACTGTCGATGAAGCAGGAATAGACAATGCCAGGCAGCGGCTGGCGCTCGCTGATGCCACGCTCGACGCAACGCTCGACCAACTCGCGGGTCAGGAACGCTGACAACGGTTCTCTGAACTCGCCGCCCCACTCGGCAGCCGCCGCCGCAGCGTCCACCTCGTAGGCGCGGTCGATGACCGATTTGCGCAAAGTCGGATTGAGACCAAGCGTATCACTCTGCACCACCAGGCACAGCGGATCGCCTTCCGAACCGTAATGCTTCTGCCAAAGGCTGTGACAAATCCCGGTGGTGGTTGCGGGCGATGAGGTCAGCAACAACGGACCTTGCGTGGTGCTCAGGGACGGCCGCAGCGCCGTCAGAATGTCTACGTCGGAATTGGCCGCATCCTCGTTCGATGGCAGGAACGCGCATTCGTCCAGCACAATTCCAATTGCGGTCATGCCGCGCGAATGCTTGGCCGACGCAGGCTGTACCTCCAACGCAACGCTGCGCTTCAATCGCACCATGTGCACCGTCTTGTCCTCGACCAGGCTACGCAACAGCTCGACGTGGTCGAGCACCGCGCGCACATAATCATCGACCACGTCGGCCTGACGCTCGACCGGCGCAAGGAACAAACAACGCCCGCGCTCGCCAATCGACAGAACATCGGACCAATCACAACAGGTGGACAGCCAAACGGCGAACACGGCCATCGCCTTTGACTTACCGGAACGGCGACCGGCAACCGTCAGCATCACCTCAACCATGCTGCCGGACTCACGCTCGCGTCCAGTCAATTGCTTGAACATCACGCGTTCGTCGTCGGTTAGTGCTTCGCCAGCAGCGGCAATCAACAGCACGCGCCAGCTCGACCAGCTCGCGCCAGGCAACGCATCGGCAAGCAACCGCTTGTCGGACAAAGCATCGCGCATCGGAACGAGCACTTTCACGGCTTCGCTCCATTGTCGTTGCGCTGGTGCAAATATTCATCGAAGGCGTTGACCGGCTTCGCTGCCGCCTTTCGCTCGCGGCCCTGACGAATGAGGTCAAGCAGTTTGCTCGCGGTATTGCACAGCCGTGCCGCGATGGCGTCATCGCGAGTGCGCGCCGCTCGCGCCAACTGTCGCGACGCGAGGGCGGCATATTCCTGATGCAGCGGCGACAACTCGCCGCCAAAATCGTCAACGATCGCGGCGAACAGCGTGGCCTGCTTGCGCTTGGACGGCTCGACCAGCGAGGCAGCGTGACCGGATGGATTGCCGGATGTTCCCTTGGCCCAACGGCCATTGGGTAAACGTGACGTCGCCGCCTGCTCGACCTGACCGGGCTGTGCCGTTGAAAAGTACACCACCACGGAGTCCTCCAGCCCTTAAACAGGGCCACGGACCGCCTCGCGGCGTGCCTCCTCCGTGTGTTGGGAAAAATACAGCCGCGCCGCACCTACGTCAAAGACAAAGCCGCTTTGACCCGCATAACTGTTGAGGTGCCGACGCCGCACTTGCGCGCCGTAGCCAAGATACCCGTCTTGGCTTTGAGCAGTTCGCGGATACGCTTCTCGACGGCATCGCTAACGCGTGGTCGGCCGCAGTGCTTACCGGCTGCCTTGGCTCGCGCAATGCCGGCGTTGATGCGCTCGACGATGATGCTGCGCTCAAGTTCGGCAAACACGCCCATCATCTGGAATAGCGCCTTACCCGCGGGGGTGGACGTGTCGAGGCCCTGCGTATGCAAGTACAGATCAACGCCCTTGCCGTGAATCTCACCTAGAAACGTGACCAGATGGCTCAGCGAGCGCGACAGCCGGTCAACAGACCAGGCCGCCACCATCTGGAATTCTTTGCGGGCGATTGCCTTCAGCAGCCGGTCGAAACCCGGTCGCTTGTCGCGGCCTTTTGCGCCGCTGATGCCGTTGTCGATGAACTCCGCAACGATCGTCCAGCCATTGCGTTCGGCAGTCGCCATCAATTCGCGGCGCTGATTTTCAATCGTCTGCCCGCTGGTGCTGACCCGCAGATAAAGAGCAACCGTCTTGGTCATGTGACCCCCCAACCCTGATTCCTATTTCATACGGAAACCTACTCCTTTTGGCAAGGCAAAACAGCCCTAGGAAATGCCCATTTTATGGGGGTTTCCGACCGCTCGGTGCAGCCATCCTTTCGGTATAGAGCCAGTCACTTAAAGGTTGTGGGAGGAGGCGGCGCAACCGCGCATCCTGGAAGGTAGTCCGCTGCTATACATTAGCCTGCACGCACGCAAATCAGCCGCACAATGGGTGGCGGCGACGCACAGCCTCAGCCAACGCCGGGAGCGAGTACTGGTAGTACCGGTTCAAAGCAGTACTCGTATTAGCGCTAATGATTCTTGTTTTTATTTTCCCCAGTATAAAAACCGGTTCTACAGGTTCAACCGGTTCTTATGCCCATTTTTAACGGCTAACTCGAGAACCGGTGCGACAATCGTGACCGGTACTACCGGTACTAATTGCTTTTCCCGCTGGAGTGGCGAGCTCAAGTCGATCTGTAAAAAGCCGGCAACGGCAAGCCGAGCGCTGATAAGCAACATCAAAGACTTAGCTCAATTTTATCTCGCAAAGTACATCACGCACGTTGCGAGATTTTATTGTGTGGGTTCCAACGGCTGAATATGGCTCACGGCGGCTTGATACGACATACTCGCGGCATGAAACGCGGAAAATCGCTTACGCGATCAACCTCGCGCACGACGGCCAGGTGCAGCGTCCGCGCTGCGCGTGACGGCGGGCGTCCTGCGTTGTGGCTCCCGGGTCGCTTCTAAGATGTCATCGATCTCACGCCCGAACGACGCGGACGACCTCGTTGACAGGATCGTTCGTGAGCTGAAAGCGCGCGACTTTAATGATCCCCGTAAACTCGACGATCGCGCCCTGTCTCTGAAGGACTATGTCGTCGCTGAAGTAGGCCGAAGCTTTGATCGTGTCCGGCTGACGATCCCCGATGATCATCCGCTAAAGCCCTCGCGAGTGACCGCTGCCGCATTGCGGCAGCAAGGCAAGCTATGGCTGCGCTGGCCATGGCTTAGGCAGCTTGCGGGCGTTAGCGGGCTATGGGCCAAAATATTTTCCAAGACTAGGCAAGAACCGCCAGAAGGTGCGGACGAGTTCAAGCACCGCTGCGCCGACGAATCTTTCTTTCTTCTGGAAACCTTCACCGTGAAGGGACCGACCCTCAATGCTATGCAGGCAATTTCCGGTCTGCTTCACGGCGAGCAAGGCGAGGACATGGAGCGCGCCTGTAAGCGTGTGCTGCGGGATCGGCGCAGCGTTCCCCGCAACAATCCTGACATTCCCCCTCTTGGGACGCCTTTTTAAAAACCCGTCCCTGACCGACCCTACAGCCGTCGCTAACCTCCGCGAAAATCGCGGAGTGCAACATGCCGACTTCGAGCAAGAAACCCCCAAAGTGGGGAATTCTTGTCGGCAGTAAGCGAAAGCTGACGGAAGTCCTCACCGGTGAGGTCCTCCCGAGGAAAGAAGGCGAGTCGCTTAAAGACGATTTGCTGATTGGCGCGCGCGCCAATGCTGACTTCACCGGTCTGACAGAAGCTCAAATTTATCAAAAACAAGCATGGCTTGGCATCACGCGTCTCGGACGCGCGAAGAAGGACGTTGCGTAGCAGATCGCTGAAGAGAAACGGATCGGCCGCGATGGGCGAGAGAGGGCGCGGTTTATACCCGGGCTAAGAATGCTCTCCCGCGGGTTCAAATCCCGCCCGATCCGCCACCCAAAAAGCTAGGGCGAACCTTGGAACAGCTCGTCTCTAGCACATCACTGGCCATCCGCAAATCGCGGCGCGCCAAAACTGGAGACGACGGACGTGAAGGCAAGCCTACAAACTCTTCGCGCCATTTTAGAAGCGGCGTGCAGGAAGTATGACCTCGATCAGTGTGACCTCACGGTCCTGTCGAACAGGGTCGATCCTTACCGGCTCGACACTTCCGCCAATCATCGCGACGGCGCTTGGGCCGGTGAGCAGTTCGACCGCCTCTATCCGAGCGGCAAGCGGACTCATTGGCGCGGGCTGCACTACGCCATCATCATGTCCAAGAAGAAGATCCTTAAGCCGGATGGGACCGCCTACCAGAACACCGAAGAGGATTGGCTTTGGCTCTCCGAGCGCGCCGGTAAGGCAGCACGATGGCTCGGCTACATCCCGTTCGACCGCATCTTCGACAAGCGCAACGCCGAGCCGATCATCCATCGTACGGCAAGCGTGACACCTGAATCGTACTTGTCGATTGGCATCGATGTCACCGTCCCCGATGCCGATGACATTAACCCGACGCCCGTCGCCCGCGGGTTCAGTGCAAGGCAAGGCTTTCACTTCGTTATCTTCGGCGAAAAATCGAGCCTTGAGGAAGTTCTACTTCCGGTCGCCGAAGAAGAGCACGCCGACCTTTATCTGCCGACCGGCGAAATCAGCGACGCGCTGGTCTGGCAGATTGCGAGAGACGCAGCTCAGGACGGCCGCCCGCTGGTCGTCTTCACGGTCTCGGATTGCGACCCTGCCGGTTATCAGATGCCGGTGAGCATCGGCCGCAAGCTGCAAGCATTTTGCGACTTACAGTTTCCCAAACTCCGCGGACGCTGGGAGTTGGTGACGGCGGCGCTCACGCCGGATCAAGCTCGGGCGGAAGGCTTGCCTGAAACCCCCCTGAAGGAGGGCGAAAAACGCGCGAGCCGTTGGCGCGAGTCGTTCGGCATCGAGCAGACCGAGGTCGATGCGTTGACCACGCCCGAGATGATCCGCCGCGGCGTGCTCCGCCGGATCATGAAGAAAGTATTCGATCGCTACGTTGACCGAACGTTAGATGACCGGGTCAGGCAAGCGCACAATGAGTGGAACGTTGACGCGCAAAAGGCGCTCGATGAGCAAATTGATCAAGACGCCGTCAGCGCGATCCGCGAAGAGGCGGCTGCCCGACTCGTCGAATTGCAGGCCGAGATCGAGCGCATCAACGAACAACTGGAGCTGTCGACGACCGACTTCGAGTTACCGCCGATTGATGTACCGGAGCCCGAAGTCGAGCTCGACGATGACAGGCAAGCCTTACTTCGATTCGGTGATGATTGGGTCACCGCGACTCAAAAGCTCAAGGCACGCAAGAGCTACGGCAGCGGGGGCGACACATGAGCGCCCGCGAAAGATTGCCCGATCGGCGTGGCAGCGAGTCCTTCACGTTCGAACTAAACGGATTGCGCTTCACCGCGACAGTCAGTCGCTTTGCTGACGGCCGCGTCGGCGAACTGTTTCTGAACAACCACAAGGCGGGCAATCAGGTTGATACCAACGCGCGCGACGCGGCGATCCTGCTTTCGTTTGCGCTCCAGTTTGGCGCTGACATCAGAGCGATCCGGCGCGCCCTTTGCCGTGACAGCCAAGGCCGTGCGCTCGGTCCGGTAGGTGCCGCGCTCGACCTGCTTCTCGACGATGACAGGCAGGGCCTGCTTTTCAGTGATGAGAAAAACCGATGAGCAACAAGATCATTCCCGCCACCGATTGCACAGCGAGCCCGCGCGGAGCGAAGGCCTTAATCGTCGGGCCAACCGGTGTCGGCAAAACTTCGCTGCTAGGGACGCTCGGTGACCTCCTGTCGAGCACGCTTTTCGTTGACACCGAGGCCGGCGACCTTGCCGTGCAGGACTTGGCCGTCGATACATTTCGGCCGCGGACTTGGCCGCAGTGCAGGGACCTTGCCGTTGTTCTGGCTGGTCCCAATCCGGCGGTGCCGGCGGACGCCGTCTACAGCCAAGAGCACTACGATGCCGCGATCGCCGAGCTCGGCAGTCCGAAACGGTACGACACCTTTTTCGTCGACAGCCTGACCGCCGTCGGGCGCCTGTGCTTTGCGTGGGCGAGCCAACAGCCGGAATCTTTTTCCGAGCGTAGTGGAAAGCGCGATCTTCGCGGCGCCTATGGTCTCCATGCCAGAGAGATGATCGCGTGGCTGATGCACCTGCAGCAGGCGCGGGAGGTGAACGTCGTATTTCTTGGAATCCTTGAGACCGTAACCGACGACTATAACCGCACCGAACATCGGCTGCAGCTTGAGGGCGCTCGCACGTCGCGGGAGCTGCCGGCGGTCGTTGACCAGGTGATCACCTATAACTGGATCAACTTCGGCGATGGCGCTCTTACGCGCGCCTTTATCTGCACGACGCCGAATCCTTGGCAGTACCCCGCAAAAGACAGGTCTGGCCGGCTCGAGCAAATCGAAGAGCCGCACCTAGGCAAACTGTTAGCGAAACTCTCGGCGAAATCACCGGGCGGCAATTTCGTCGAGCTCGTAGCCGCTCAATGATGAAAGTGAAGGTGAAACTATGTCGTACGACTTCAATACAGCCGGCGAGCAACGTTCGTTCGACGTTATCCCGGACAAAACCATTGCGGTAGTCCAATTGAATATCCGCCCCGGCGACGCTGGGGAAAGCGGATTCCTGAAACGCTCGAACAATGGTCAGGCCGAAGGCCTCGACTGTGAGCTTATCGTCGTTGGCGGCGAATATGATAAGCGCAAGTTTTGGGACTGGATGACCGTTAACGGAACGACTGACGGTCACGCCCAGGCGGCCGATATCACGCATCGCAAGTTGCGGGCGATCATCGAGAGCGCGCGCGGCATCAAGCCGACCGATGTCTCTGAAGCGGCGAAGAAGGCGCGTGTTGTCGAGTATGCCGACTTCGACGGCATTCGGTTCCGCGCCCAGATCGGCGTCGAGCCTGCCAAGGGCGATTATCGCGCCAAGAACTTTTTGGCGCAGATCATCACCCCCGACCGCAAGGAATGGCAGCCCGTCGAGCAGGTTACGAAGCCGGTGCAAGCGCCAGTGCCTGCCGCCGAGGCGCTAAGCAACGTGATCGTCAAGCCGGCGTGGGCACAGTGATGGCGTGCAAATTTAAACCGCGCTTCCCGTCGCTAACCGCGATTGAAGATGCTTGGCAGCGCGAGGCCACTCGCGTTGCTGTCGAGAAGGCGCGCGCCGTCGTTTCTGGCGGCGCGCTACCCCCCATGACGCCGGTCGGGCGGCTATCCGATTCCGAGTGGGGTTGGATCGTCGCGGCCGTACTGTTTGGCTGGATCACTACACGCTCGCGACAAGCCACAAGCAACGGTGTCGGGCCGGACAAGTACCTCTACGTCAATGAAATGCTCAACCCCGACCCTTGGGACGCCGGCGCTATCGAGGCGATCCTTCCAGAGCTCGGAAATTGCGAGGCCGATTGGTCCAAATCGCTCTCGCAATTCTCGCGCGAGGAGATGATCGCCTTCCTCGGCGACGCCTACAACCTCATCGGCAAGGCGATGCTCGCACGTGACAAGGGCGAGAAACTTGTCACGCGTAAAGGTCCGCCCGGCGCAGCGGAGCCGACGGAAGAGCAGGCTGATTGGAATGATCCCGTACCGTTTTGAGAATCGCCATGCCCGACTTCAACCGCACCGAACATTCTGCTCTGCCGGTCAACACCGCGATCAATGTGCTGCTCGAACAAGGCGGGCGTATCGATCCGGAGCAGACCCGCGGTTACCTGGGAGCTAGTGCAGTCGGGCACCCGTGCATGCGGCAAATTCAATACACGTGGCTGTGCGACCCGGCGCACGCGTTACGCACGAGGGACATTTTCGCACGTGGACACTTTTTTGAAGCGCAAACTCGCGAACACTTTACTCGGGCCGGCTTCACATTTGCAGAGCCGGACAGGCTCGCCTTTGAGGCGCTCGACGGCTGGCTGCGCGGTCACGCCGACGGCATTTTCCTCAACGGCCCCAAGATTCAGGGCGTCAAATACCCGTGCTTGTGGGAGAATAAATGCATTAACGCCAAGGGGTGGCGGTCGCTCGATCGCGACGGCCTTGAAAAAACGTACCCACAATACGCCGCCCAGGTCGCGCTCTATCAACAATTTCTCGCTACTAATGACCACCCGGCGATTTTCACCTGCGTGAATGCCGACTCGGTCGAGCTCTTGCATCTATTAGTGCCGTTCGATGCCGAGCGCGCTAGAGCGTGGATCGAACGGGCACAAACAATCATCAACGCAACGCGAGCCGGCGAGCTGTTGCCTCGATTCACGGAGGATCCCGATCATTGGCGTTGCCGACTATGCGGCCATAAAGAACGGTGTTGGCGATGAGCATCGATCCGGTGGCCGACAAACTCGGCAAGCTCCTGAAGATGCTTTCATCGCCGCGCGACGGCGAAGTTATCGCCGCGGCTCGGGCGATCCTGCGCACTCTCGAAGGTGCCGGTGCGGATATTCACGAGCTCGCCCACCGGGTTGAATCCGGCAAACTATCCGAAGCGGATATGCAGCGCATTTATGACGCGGCATATGCGGACGGACAGCGTGACGCCGAAAAAGACAAACCGGCAGAGCTTCATGACATCGAGCCGAATTGGCATGAGATGGCGATCAACTGCCGCGATCAAGATGACGGCCGTCTGACGCCACGCGAGCGCGATTTCGTCAACGATATGCTGCGATGGACCGTCCATCGAAAACCGTCCGAGAAGCAAGGCAAGTGGCTGCATTTGCTCTACGTACGCCTTGGAAGGCGGCGGCAATGAACAAGCCAAACACGATCAGCGGCGACCTCGCGAATCTCCCGGCTGCGCTCGCGCCGCTGTGCAAGCTTGACCATTGGGTTCTGTGGAAGTGGCAATTGCGTAAGCAGAAATGGACTAAGCCGCCATTCACCGCGGCTGAACGCTCATACCCTGCGAAGAATAATGATCCAGCAACGTGGGCCCCATATTTAAAAGCACTCGAGGCGCTGAAACGCGCTAATGGCACCATGGACGGCATCGGTTTTGTCCTGCCGGATACACCCTTTGACGTCGTCGACCTCGATCATTGCCTCGATCCCGAAACCGGCAAGGCAGATAAATGGGCGACAACTTGGCTCGACATGGCAAACGGTGCTTACGTCGAGCGGACGCCATCGGGCGAAGGACTACGCATCATCGGATTAGGTGCCGGCGAGAAGCTACATCGCAAATGGCCGATTAAAGGCGCGCGCGAAGGCGCCGCGATCGAGATTTACAGGAACGCCGAGCGCTATATCACAATCACAGGCGTGCAAATTGGCGAGTGTAAGGAGCTCGCGCCGATTGACCTGCTCGGCAAGATCAAGGCGCATTATGACGTCAAGGTGCATTACGACACCAACGCTAAAGGGTTCGACTTCAACGCCGCAGGCGGCAACAAGATTGATTGGGACGACGTGATCCAGAACGGTGCGCCGGCCGATAGCGACGCCAGCGCGCTCTTCCATAGTGTCGTCGGCCACCTCAGCGGTAATGGCCTATCAGTCGACGCGATCGTCGACGAGCTTTCAAAATGGCCAAACGGAATCGGACGGCGATACACTAATCGTCTACGACAAGAGGTCGAACGATCCTTCAACAAGTGGCAGCGCAAGCGACACATTTCCCAACCGGAACATGAGCCGGACGAGGAAGCGGTTTGGGAGGCCACGGATAAAAAGGGAATTCCGCGGCGGACGTGCGCGAATGCGCGTCGCGCGCTTCGAGCCCTTAACGTCGAATGTCGCTACGACGTATTCCACGACAAGCTGCTCGTCAGCGGACAAACCATCAAGTACCGCAGTAACCTCGATCAAACCGTCCTGGTCTTGCGCACCAAAATCCATAAGGCGTGGAAGTTCGATCCCGGCACGAAGAACACGACCGATGCCGTCGTACAGCTGGGCTTGGAAAACGAATTTGATCCGGTGCTTGGGTATATCAATTCGCTCATGTGGGACGGTACGCCCCGACTCGACCGGTGGCTGATCACGTATATGGGTGCCGACGATACTGAGCTTAATCTCGAATTCGGTCGGTTAGCACTGCTCGCCGCCGTTCGTCGTGTACGGCGACCGGGATGCAAATTTGATTTTATTATCGTGCTCGAAGGACCGCAGGGCGTGCAGAAATCGAAAGCGATCGAGACGCTCGCCGGGACCGAGAACTTCAGCGATCAGACCATCCTCGGCGCGCGCGACCGGGAGCAACAGGAGTTGCTCGCCGGCGTGTGGCTC